AATGCAAGAACAACTAGCTAAACTAATTGAAATGTACGCTGCTGCTCGCTCAGCAAATAATTCGGATCTCGTTGCTCTTGCGGCACAGCAACTAAACGAGTTCCTCAGTAAAGTGGTCATCACTGAACTACCCCCAGCCCGACCCCCGGCACCTCCGACTGAAGAAGCACAAACTGAAGACTGATTACTGAGGGGCCTTCGGGTCCCTCTTTTTGTTTGTAGGGTAAAACTAAGTAGACTAAGCCTGTCCCATGGTTAAATCCAAACTCCGCTACTTCACTTACAAAATCACCTTCAAAGATCTACCTAAGTATTTCTATTTCGGGAGACACAAAGATGTCGGAAAACCGTATTTCGGGTCACCTGTCACTTGGAAGCACTTATGGGATCAATTCGAACCAGAGATCCAGATTCTCCAGTGGTACGAGTCTGAAGAGGAGGTCATAAAAAACGAATATGCCATCATCGAGGCCACTTGGAAAAGCCAATACTCATTAAATGAACATAATGGGGGAGGATTTAGCGAAGAAGCTCGTTGTAGGGGCGGAAAGACATCTGGATGTACCAATGTTGAAAAAAGAAAAGGAATTTTCAACCCCGAATACTCACAATCAACTAAGTTCATAGAAGATAAAAGAAAGAACGGAACAAAATCTTACGAAGAAAAGTATGGATTGTTTGATCCAAATTTCTTACAATCTGCTAAACGCAAAGAATCTAGTTCTAAAGTAGGAAAGGATAATGTTAGTATGGGACGTGGTATCTTTGACCCAGACTACTTAGGATCTGAGGAGTATAAGGAAACACGCATTAGTTCCGGGCGAAAAGCTTCAAAAATAACTAACAGTCAAAAGTGGAGGTGCTTGGAAACAGGGTTTATAACAAATCCCGGTAACCTTACTCAGTATCAAAGAGCCAGGGGTATAGACACTTCTAGACGTGAAAGAATTATTTAATCCATGCTTTTATTATGTCTTTAGGACGTCTCATACAGCCCTTTGTCTCTGTTACCTGGGGAGACCTAACCCTTTCCTCCTGGGACTATGGCGACAAAATGAAGCGCCCAGTGGTCTTCAATGTCTCTGTAGATCTCAAAGCAGGGAATGATCAGGTCAATAAAGCGAGTATAGAATTTGATCCTTCACCTATTGGGTACCGCGCATATACACAGTGCATAAGTGAGGACTACATCCAAAAACCCATCAAGATAAAGATCGGGTACGATAAAGGGACCGTTATTGAAACAGTGTTCTTTTGCCAAAATGTGGACTTTACCACTGGTAAGTCACAGCAAATCGTAGTTCATTTGGCGGGGAAACATAAGACACTGCTAACGTCACACTGGTGGAACGAGTATATCAATGATGGCGTCAAAGAAATGCCTGTCAAAGAGATATTCTCACATGTCATCAAAAAAGCTGGGATGACTTCTAAGTTCACTCCAGAAGCAGATAAAGTCTTAGCGGATCTTCCCAAGGTCACTAAAGCAGTTCTCACTAATCAAACTGCCGGAGGATTTTTGGTAGCCTCTGCTAAAAAGTATGGGCTCATTTTGGAGTATCCTACTGGGTCAGAAGAAGATAACAAAACGATTGTGGTTTCTACGCCAGCCACGAATAAAGAGCAACTCACTGTAGAAGAGCAGTCTAAACTGACAGGGAAGCTGGATGTTGGGTCTCAAAGGGCTGGGAAGAGGCTTGGGTTTATAATTGGGCCTACTCTGGTAGCAGAAATTAAGCGCTCAACTAAACCTTACGCTAGCACTCAAAAGGACGCTGACACTTCTTATCAAATTAGCGTTTCGGACACTCCTGAAAAGGCCGGGGCGATCAATGTTATTGAAAACCAAGCAACAGAACAAGCCAAACAACGTCCTTCAGGCTCTACCACTTTAGGCGAAAAGACCAACATCACTCAATGTGAAGGATTGAAGGATGACGCTCTGAAGAAGTGTAGAGCAAAAATAGAGAAAAATACTAAGAAGAAGGCGGAAAACGAATACTCCCAGTGCTCGACACAAATGATGATGGTGCCCTACATGGTGGGGATAAAACCTTATGACTTCGTCGTATTTCCCTCCCTTAAAGGTGACTTCATTGAAGATTGGGAGGTTGACTCTGTGTCGTACAAGCAAGAGGGAGGAACAGTGGTCATATCTGTTAATGGAAAAAGACCACAAGTGGGCAAAGGGAATTTGATGGATGAAGGCACGCTGAATAAGTTCAAAGAGAAAGTGAAGAGCCTAACAACACTCCTCAGCTGGCATCGATATTATTGGAACATTAAGTAATGGCTACACCTACAGGAGCTATCTCTAATACGGCACTATCTTTGGTTGGTGCTATTCAAAAACCTACTGCTTCTAACGTTGTTGGTGTTGTGACTGACGCTGTTTCCATCGCCAATAACCCGGGCGCCAATAAGTCTGCACAAAGCGCAGCACCATTGCTCACTTCTGTTGCTAACACTGTGGGAGGGGGAGCACCATTCAACTATATCAATGGGGTCAATCAAGCAGTAAGACTAGCTTCAGGATCTATGGATCCTCGGACGGCTGCAATTGCCGGATCAGTGTCTTCAGGCATCAACGCTTTGTTTGGTGCAAATGGGCTGTTCAATCCAATGTCACCATCGGGACCTCCAGGAAATAAACCAGCGGCTCTTCGCACAGACACAATGGTGGCACAAACTATGAAATCTGCCTATGGTGAAGGGCAAGATGTGGTGTTTTCCTTTGTTAGAACTGGGTCGACTTTAGAGGAGGACATTTTCAGCGGGTTTGGCGACGGGTTTGATGACTTTGGTGCTGCAATCGGAGCTGGTCAAGACCTAAACTTCAACAGTGGTGTGAATTTACCTGGAGACGATATCAATGGTGTTTGGTCTAGTGACCCAGATCCCAACCTAACGGCTCCTTTCAATACAGGATTTTCCCTATGACTGTAACTAATCTCTCACAACTCCAGTTAGAGAAATCTGCAAAAGCGGTTACGGTGGGATTGGAGTTGGCCAATGACTTCTCTCAGCCTTACACTTCCACCACTCCGCAGGCACTTACGAAAAGTGGGATCACTCTGGCCGAGTCTTTTGCCTCGTTACTTGGTGGAACAGAAATCAATTTAGACTCCGCAAGACCTATTGCTGAAGCTGTTGTAAAAGATCTTGGAGACACGAGTGTGTCTGGGGTCGGATCCATCTCTACTTCTACTATTGACTCAGCCTTCAAGTTAGCATCTCAAGGGCTGAGACTTTTCAACTCTGCTAATGTTGCTACTGCTACTGTTGCCAATGCTTCTTTCAGTAGTGGTGTGTCAAGCATCTTGGGGGCGAATAGCCTTAGTTCTAGTTTCTTTGGACTAGGGGGAAGTGCAGGTTTGACAGTGGATGACATCACTGATCCTACCACCATCCCGAGCAGTTGGATCTTCGTAACTGCACCGAGGGACATCGGGTGGGATAAGCAAGGTGGCGTGTCAACGGTGGATAACTTCGGTACGAATAGCCCTTACGTCATTTACTCTCATACCAGCATGAGGAAGCTCAGCATGGGCGATGTGCTCATTGAAGGTTTTTCTGCAGGAAAAGAAGTAGAGGACCATGTCATCAAGTTAGAGTCCATGATGAACATGGTAATGAATAGTCAGGCGGGCTATGTGTCTCCGTATGTGTGGGACCTTCGCGCTGGCGAAAAGTCATACGGTAAGTTCGTTATCGAAAGCCTCAATGTGAAAGAGGTGATGAGGAACAAGAAGGGTAGAGCGGATAGAGCCACCGCCTCTATTACACTCCAACAGGTACCCGACTTCCAAGTTAATGATGGGCGGGATCTGGCGACTCAGGCGGACTTGGCATCAGGTAAGAGCATTGTCAGTCAAAACTCCAACAACGCAGGAAGTGCAAGCAATGGGGGCATTAAAGCGACTCAAGCGAACAGCAAAGGAGGGACCAATGCTGATGCAGGAACCCCTCCAATAACAGGGGTAGATCCACAAACTGTACTGTAATCTAAAATGGCAACTGAAAGAGAGAGTTTAAGCTGATGGGTAAAACTATCTTATGAACAAACAAACATTAGTTTACATCCACTTTTACGGCCAACCGCGCTATGTGGGTGAAGGAACCCTAAAAAGAGCTATGACTTCAATTAGGGGAGGCAATACAGCTTATGGCAAATTTTCTCGTAAAAACAAACAACAACATTGCTGTAAAGTTATAGTAGGGCGCTATGACAATAAAGTCTCAGCGGTTTTACAAGAACAGGGGATGATTTCCTGGTTGGGGATGAAAATAAAAGGTGAAGGACCTTTATTGAATCTTGTGCCTTACACTGAAAGTAATGGAGTATGTGGACCTTTGCCTGAGAACGTAGAGGCGGAAAGAAGAAGGAAGATAAGTGAATTTGTTATCACTGAAGAAAGAATACAAAGGGGATTGGAAACTAGACGAAACAATGGAAAACCTTGGCATTCTGCTGAAGCTAGGAAAAACATAAGTAAGGCTCTCAAGGGTAAAGGGGTGACTGACGAAACTAAAGCAAAAATTTCAAACACACTAATGGGCCGGCCACACTCCGAAGAAACAAAAAAGAAGAGAGCCAAGTCTATAAAGGAAAGTTATAAGAATAGAAAAAATGCCAATGCTAAAAAGGTCCGAGTTGTTTTAGATAACGGAACTGAAAAGATTTTTGAATCACAAGGAGATGCTGGTGAGTTTTTCGGCGTAACAGCCCAAGGCATTGCCCGAGTGATAAGAACAGGAAAAACAAGATTAAAGATTCAATCTATTGAGATAATCTAAAATGGCTACTGAAAGAGAATTTAAGTTAATCTCGCGATTTGAAGACGGCATAAGTAAGAACCTAAAGAAAATCAATGGCGAAGTTACGAAGCTCTCTAAGTCATTTGATCAGTTCAACAAGAGACTAAAACCTGTTACCAAAGGGATGAATAAGTTCGCGGACGCTACGATGCGTGCGAACAAAGCTTTCTCTGTCCAAAGAGAGGGGTTTGAGGAAGCCACAAATGCTTCTAGGCAGTATACCACCCAGATGCGCAAGGCTTATTCTGCTGCTCATAGGATGAGCAAGGTAAAGCCTCCTAAACCCATGAGCCCACCTAGGATGCCTACCCTTATGGGAGGGGCACCGGGAGGAGGTGGTGGTGGTTCCGGGATGGCTGCTGGTGTAGCTGGGGGCGTTGCTGGGATGCAACTTGGGAACATGCTCAGTGCTGCGATCCTTCGCGGATTCTCCATGGTTTTTAGGATTCTCCAAGCTCCTTTCAACTTCATTCAAAGAGGGTTAGCTGAACGAATTGGCGACGAAATGTCCGACGTTCGAGCAGCAGGTGGTTTATTCTCTATTGCAAAGAGGATGGACAATCCTTTTGTTAAGAACTTTGCAGAAGCCGAAGCGTTAACGAAAGACACGAACAGATACCTTGCAGAATTAGCTGGGGCTCTTCCTGGAGATACCCAAGAGTACATCCAAATCTCTAAGCAGATTAGTGATGGTATCTACACAGTCATTTCTAATGACAAAGACAACGCCATTAAGCTAGCTACTGAGTTTGCAAAGGAAAGAGGGGCTGATACTGCCGCTTTAGAAAAAGGTGGCTCTGAAGCTATGAGAGCTGCAGGTAAAGAACTGGTTGGTGAGATGACAAAACTAACAGTTCTTGCCGGCTTAGGCGGAAACCAAGGAGCTTTTGGCTTACCTCAATTGACAGAGCAAATGATTGCTCGAGATGAGGTCACTCTTGGTCAATTCCAAAGATACGCCGCAATTTTCAGAGACCCCATGATTAAGGGAGCTTTGGAAAGAAACATTGAGAAAATCAATGCCTCCGGCAAGAACACAGCAGACAGACTTAAAGCCCTGAGAGAAACCTTCCAAGAAATCGTCACTCCTGAGTTGGTTAGGAGATACCAAAGGACCACTGAAGGTGTTATTGAGTCTCTGAAGTCTACATTCCTCAACCCCGAAGTGGGTCTTCTGGGTCTTGGGCGACCGCTCAACATTATGTCTACAAAGTTCGACGAATTTGGTCGAGCAGTGATGAAAGACGGTAAGGTCGTCACCGAAGCCATTGGTTTGTTTGACTATTTTAGGGACATCTTTGCGAACTTAATGATCGTGATGGAGCCTGTGCTCCAGGTTGTTGCAAAGCTGTTTGACCCATTTGAGAAACTGGGGCTGTCTTTGGATAAGATCCGCACTGCTACGATGAAGTTCCAAATGAACTTCGAACAGTTTACTCAGTTCTTTAAAGATCAGGGTGACAAGTTTGATGCGGCTTCTATTCCTCTTCGAGGATCTCTTAGTGCTCTTGTTGTGGCATTCAAGAATCTCGGAGTCATAGGAAAAGAAGAAGCTCTGAAGTTGATTAACATCATCAAAGACCCCAAAGCCGGATTCAAAGAGTTCGGAGCAATGGTCCAGCAAATGCTTGACAAGTTCCTTAATAGTGACGGGGCAAGGAAAATAGGTGAGGCAATCGGCAACATCATAGGTACTATAGTCGCCACTGTTGGTAACTTTATGTCTGGAGCTACAGACTTAGCCTCAGCTGGTCCACTAGCAAAGGGATTTACCGAGGGGTTTGAAGCCGCAGGTGGGAAGGAAGGATTTGCTAAAACGATCAGAGGGGTCTTCACCATGATCGGTAAGGCCATAGTCGAGGTGATTAAGGCTGCTCCCTTGGAATCTGCTATTCTAGCCGGGGTAATTATGCTGCCTTCGGTTATTGCCGCTGCTGTTGGGGGACTGGTGACAAAAGTCGTTGGTTCTTTAAGTTCGATTGCTTCTAAGGCTAAGCTTCCAGGCAAAACCCCGGTCTATGGTCCTCAACAAGCTCCATTAGCAACTCGTGCTGCAAGGCAAACAACAAATGCATTTAAGGCAATGCCAGGGGTGGCTCAGGGATCAAAAGCGGCCAAGGCTTTGGCGACCGGTGCCAAAATGAAAGGTCTTGGTCTGTTGGCTGCTGGGGCGGTGACTCTCGCAACTAAAGCGCCTCAGTTAGCGAAAGTTGGGAAGGCTCTTTCAATTGTCGGGAAAAGAATTCCTTTACTCAACGTGGCGTTTGCTGGACTGGCTTTCACAGCCGAAAAAGCTGCTGGTGCGTCAACAGCTGAAGCCGGTGGTGCAGCCGCTGGTGGATTGGCTGGAGGAGTTATCGGTGGTGCCATCGGGACGGCCATACTTCCTGGGGTAGGAACAGCTATTGGTGCAGTTTTAGGTTCGTTTATTGGAGAGTGGCTCGGAAGGAAACTCCCAGCGTTCTTTGCATCGATTCCCGGACTACTAGCCGCTGGTTGGGAAAACGTTAAGAAGTTCTTTGAGTCTATTCCTGGGCTGTTAGCTGCTGGTTGGGAGAACGTTAAGAAGTTCTTTGAGTCTATTCCTGGGCTGTTAGCTGCTGGTTGGGAGAACGTTAAGAGCTTCTTCACTGAAACCATTCCTAAGTTCTTCCTTCAAGATCTTCCATACTGGATAGGGTACACGCTGGGTATGTCTATCAGACTTATGCTAGATGCTTTCAAAGCTTTGTGGAACTTCTTCACCGATACACTCCCTTCAACTATTATGTCTGTGACTACAACAGCGGTCCAGTTGATAGGGGATGCTTTTGTCGCTTTGTGGACGTTCTTCACTCAGACCCTTCCTAATCTCATAAGTCGGGCATTTAGCGCGTTTATCAATTGGGTTGAAACTCTCCCTGATACTATTGGTAAAGCCTTCACAAGTTTTATAGACTACGCCAAAACGTTGCCGTCTAAAATTGAGTACTCCCTTATGCAAACAGGTCAGGCCATTCTTGACTGGGCTAAGAACCTTCCTAATAGCGTAGGAAACTTTCTTAAGTCAGGGATTAGGGGATTCCAAGAAGGACTAGGAGGGAACAACACTCCAGCACCAACGTCAACAACCTCATTTGGTGGAAACATCAAACCGTTGATGGATGAAATGAGGTACAAGCCGGTCGGATCTAATCTAACCTACGCAAATACCTCGGAAACCATCCTAAACACTGGTCAAACTGCTTTGCTAGCCAATGCACTTCAAGGTGGAGGAGGACGCACAGTGAATAACTACAATACCTTCAACATCGATGGTTCCGGTGATCCTGATTCAGTGGCAGAAGCAATTCTCAATGCCATGAGACAAATGGAGCAATCCACTATCTCATAGGTTTACATTGATAGCAATATGGTAAAATAAAGGTATAGGGGGTTCGAGACGAGTGAATTTGATTTCAAGTTTACTCGCCCCTATTTCCTCTATAATACACTCGTAAGTACCAAGCAATAGGGTTTGGAACATTGCTTACATTATTCTAAAAGAAAAATGAAAACGTACAAGATTGACACTCAGCTCGACGACAAAAACCGTGCACGCCTCGAAGCTCGCCAATATGACCGAGCATACACTGAGGTACCGAATCGGGCGCTTCCCGAAACATTGTCTGAAGCACTGAGCATCATTCATAAAGGACTCACTGGAGAAGAACTCCCTGAACAGGGTAGCACCTTCCTGGTTCGTGCCGATAACAGCGGCACCTTCAAACGACTTTATTCCCCTACTGTTTACACCAACGAAGCACAGAGTGGTCTTGTTATTCGCTGGGGTGACAATGACATTCCTCTTTCTATTGGTGAAGGTGGGGTTGCCTCTGAGTCAGGCGATAAAAAAGTAAAGTATAGCTTCAAAGAAGAACAAGTAGGCAAGTATGCTGAAGCAGTCCTGTCTGTGTCCTACAGTCAAAATGGTACTGTTTATTCAATGCCATTCCCCATCAAATCTCTTGATTGGGAGAATCCTGTAAGCGCAGATGCGCTTGACGTTCTTGTTGACGAAGCCCCTGAAAATATCCCAGGTCTTCTTGCTGTTGCTCCTGATCCCTCTAAGCGAGGTGAAGGCGGCGGCGGTCCTCGCATGGAGGGTTCAATTATCAAGATTGCACAACTTCCCATTGGTGAATACGAAGTGACTACTTATCGCTCTCGTGAAACACAGTACGGTATCGACTATATGATGCAAGTTGTTGGAATCAATGAACCTTTTGTTGGAGTAACTCGTAAGCAAGACGAGAATACTGGTGAATGGGGTGACGCCGAAGTAGAAATCGTTGGACAATGCATCGTAAAACCAAACAATGCCCTGAAAAAAGTTTTGGCGGCTGAGCCGGTGATTACACCGCAAGATCCTGCCAAACTTTATGTGCTATCGCACGGAGAATATAACGGTTATGCGACTGCAAAGTGCAAACTTGTCTGCAACACCTTCCAAGGAGGCGATGACGTCTTCGATCTAGACTTCTGATCACTAATTATTGAGGGGCCTTTGGGCTCCTCTTTTTTACTTTATAGCCCTTGTGGTTATAATAACTTTGTCAACTTTCGTCTCACTAAACAACTATGTCAGACGACTATAATGTCGCTTCAGGCCAAGATCCACAATCCAAATCGGTTCTCACTCTAGCTAAAGAGCAACAAGAACTTCGCAAGTCTTCCTTCGACAAAGACAAGAAGGACAAGCCGCAACGCATGGTTAGCGAGCTTTACACTGAGGGCATCAAGTTCTTTCGTAAGTTCAATTTCCATATTGAATTGTCAGAAAGTGGCGATCACGTGCACCACAAGATTTTGTTGCCAAAGAAACCACCTGAGGTTAAAGGTATTTCCTACCCAGCAAGGTTCCAACCTTTGCAGGACATCAGCTCTGTTGAGGAATTTCAACGTCTTGAAGCAGTTCATAGTAGTATGGACACCGACGTTCGTGAATTTTGGGAACCACTTGTGCGACCAAAAGGTGGTGATACCGATTTGAAACTTACATCTGAAAGGATGTTGCGTCTCAAAAACATGGAGCGTACTCATAACACCTACGAGGTTCTAGATTACAATCACACATTCGACCCAACTTCTAAGATAGAAGGTCGTGGCCTTGTTAACAATCCATCTATCTGGGTTCCCGCAACTGAATGGTTTTCGCCTGAACTGCAAAACGTCAGGTTTGAAGATGTGTTTACCATTTTCCCTCCTGCTGAACGTGAAATCCTCAAACTAATCATCGGTCGTGTAGGCGTAGGTAGATCTAACCACAAACCACCGGGATGGAACCATCCCATTGAACACACTGCTCGTATGGCAGCTGTTGTAGTTGGTAAAGATGCAGGTTTGGGCAAATCCACGTTGTTCAACAACATGAACGCTGCGCTATCTAAATGCGGATTTATTGCTCACACTTTCAAGAAAACTGACGATCGCTTTGGTTTGAAGACTGCGGCACTTGCTGATATCGCTTATAAAGATGACACCAGCATGAAGTCTCTCCGTGGATTCTTATCATCAGAAGAAACAAAAATCCTCGTTACTGGGGGATTGTTCCAAACGGAAGAAAAGTTCCAAACTGCTGAGCAAATCTGGCCAAAGTGCGCGCTAATTGTCAACTCAAACGATTGGGATGCAAACTTCGCGTATGACCTCGACCCGGGGATTGACTAAATAGTTCCCCTAAGTGGTAACACTTAGTAAAAAATGCACTCTAAACGGGGAAACTCCGAACTCAACTATAGGGTAAAACTAAATAGTTATTCGGACAATCCCGTGCTAAGTGGAATTTACGCCCTTTCTTTTTCAGGTGTTCAACGCTACCTTGGAAGTTCTATTGACATCCAAAGACGTTATAAGCAACATCTGAACCTCCTAAAACGAAACGCCCACGGTAACCGCAAACTCCAAAGCTATTATAATAAGCACGGAGAACCAGATTTGGTTATCATTGAGGTTGTTGAAAGAGCGACTGAGAAAGACGTTCAAGAACTAGAACAAACTTATTTGGATGTTTTAGATTTCTCTGAAATGTGTAATCTCAGCGAAGTTGCGGGTGGCGGTTATTTATCCGATGAGATAAATGACAAAAGGAAGGCATCGCTCAAGAAGTTCTTCGCCAACAATCCTGATGCTATTCGTGGTAAGAACAATCCGTTCTTCGGCCGTAAGCACACTCAGGAAACCAAAGACGCGATTGGTAATGCTAATCGCGGACTAAAACGAAGCGAAGAGTGGAAAGAACAAAAAGCCGCTGATATGAGGAGTCGAAAAGGCTCCTTCCACTCCGAGGAGCATAAACAACAGCTCAAGGAAAAATGGAGTGGTGGTGGCAATCCAGCTGCTCAACCTATTGAGCATGAAGGAATTCTTTACTCCTCTAAAAAGGAACTAATGAATGCCTTCGGATTGACTAACTATTATCAGCTAAGTAAATTCCTAAATGCCTAACGACTATCCGAAAGGAGTAGAACCAAGTGGTTCGAAACGGGTGCCCCCTCACTGAGGGTGAAGATATAGTCTGCTCTGAATGGTAACATTCAGCTGGGTTCGTCCCGAGGAAAGAGTAACGATCTTTTCTGAACATATGGTATCGACCGTGTGAAAATCCTTAGCACTTACAGAGAAGCAGAGGTTATCAAACTCCGAAATAAGATCGGAGGTGTTAGTGATAAGTCACCAGATCTTCGACCTCACTCCCATTTGAAGTGGTTAGCAGATCAACTTGATGTCGACATTGAGGCACTATTCCTATGGTGTTTGCGCATGGCATCTGATCGTTTCTACGAAGTGATCAGCAATAAGAAAGATCCCACTGTGAACGCATTGCAAGTCGAAGTTCGTAAGTGGACAACACGCCAACGAATCAAGTTCAAAGCAGATAGCACTCAAGCAATCATCAACGCAATGTCGATGGCATCTTGCTTGCGTAAAGGTGTGTATGACTATGGCATGCCAGAACTTACTCCTGAAGTTTTGGTTGAGCATCTCGAAGATTTCCACTTCGTTGGAACTGATCCATCGTGTGTGTATGTCATGAGTGAAATGAAAAAACTCTGGGAGGAAGCCGGTCGCCCTGGAACTCATTTCTATCAAGGATTCAAAGATATTCGTTTTGAAACCCTTGAAACTGCTATTCGAGAAGCGCATAAGGTTATGGATTATGAGACAATTTCAGTTAACGAAGTTGTCAAAGCTGCTATGGGCAAAATCAACCTCAGAGATGGTTTCAAGATTTCAAATAGTCTAGTCCACCTTAATGAAAATTGGATGCACACTAAGTTTGGTGAGGAGGAAACTCGCCAAATGGCAGCTAAGTTAGTTGATTCAATGGACGAGCGAGATGCTAAGTATGTTATGACAACTCGCAACCAACCGTACACTGATTGGATGGGGAAGAACTACTCTCCTGACAAAGCAGAGAAGTCAAGGATTGATGCAAGAAGCAATCCGCGCTGGGGTGGATATAAGTTGTTCCAGGAGTCGTGAGGGTAAAACTATGATGGTAACCACTCCAACTTTTGAAGACAACTTAATAACCCCCATGGACTCATTCCAATACGAATGTAAACGACAAAGTGAACTGAAGGCTAAATTTGAAAGCGAAGGACTTGTTTGTGTTGACGATCCCGCTAACCTTGCAGACTTCATTGGAACTGTGAAACCCATCACGGCATACTGTGAAATGTTTACGCCACGATTGTTGGCAAAACTTTTCGTTGAAGGGACTTCCGACATCGAAAGAGCATTCCATTTAGTTCCGGTCCATCAGCTTGTTCGCTGGGGATATTTTATCCCGAAAGAGCAAGATACCTTCACCACCAACTTCGTTATTGGCGTTCGTAAAGTGAGTGAGCAAGGGTACGTACCTGCACTAAGACTACCCCTCTAATTCCATGACGAAAGCAACCGAAGTCATCAACCACCTATTTGACCACTTGAATGAGCAAGGGATGAGTAGTCTGGAAGGGATCTACTCGTCCTACTACTTCCCCATCCACACCGTAGACATTGATTTTGAGCCTAGAGGAATAGTGAAAAACAGCGTCAAAGATGCTTTGTTCATCACTAACCAACTAAAAAACTCATCTAGAATTTGTGTTCTTAGTGACACGGGGCCGACGGTCATATCAACTTCTTACGCAAAAAGAGGAAAGTCACTGGACCTTCATGTCACATGCGGATCTGTCGAACTTCTGGAAGAACTTCCAGAGATAATTGCGACTAATAAGAAATCTTTGGAGAAGTACTCCAGGGATTGTGGGTTTACACCAGGAATCCACTACTATAATCTCATTGACCTTTGGATCCCATGGAACGCTATTCGGACCTTAGACATTGAAAAAGACGGATGGAACTAATTTTCAATACAGCTTCCACAGAGCTATTCGACATAGGTGAGTCTGCTATCGAAAGGTGGAGGGAACTCTACCCTGATGATGAGGTTATCCAAGCGTTAGACCATCCGGTGGTAGCTTTCAGAGGTACAGACCCAGTTGGTTTATTTGAGGTAACCATTTACTACTATGAATCCATTATGTGGTTAGACTCTCTATGGGTTGCCCCAGATAATAGACTCTCAGGAGTCGGTTCCTCCATTATCCACTACTTGACTAAAACATGTCAGTATAAGAAAATCAAACTGTATGCGGCAAACCACTCGGCACCATTCTACCAAAAGCACGGGTTCAAATGTTCCGTCGGTAACTATTATGAGAGAGACAATGACTGAAGAGCAACTCCAAACGGCAGTCGAAGGTTATGTTGAATCCTACATCCTGGTTGAATACGGACGAGAAGGATTGAGAGCTGCCAAAGATGCTTATGATGACATGGAACTCTCTAAAGAAAATGTTACTTTCACGGGATTTCTTCTCCAAACCGAAGAGGAATTGCAAGAACTCGTCATCGCCGAGTTCGTCACCTATGTTTAAGTTCAAACTAAGCGACAAATGGGATCGTCGTTTTATGGAGATGGCGGAGCTCGTCTCTTCATGGAGCAAAGACCCAGGGACCAAAGTAGGATGTGTATTAGTCGATGATCGTAGGATCATCGGAACCGGTTACAATGGACTACCGCAAGGTGTGTCTGACTTATCCGAGAGGTTTGAGGACCGTGAGTGGAAGCTCGCCGTGACGGTTCATGCGGAAGTCAATGCGATCCTGAATGCCGGAAAACATGGAGCTAAAACAGAATGTGCGACACTTTATACCACGTTCCCTCCATGTTCCCACTGTTCATCAGCTATCATTCAGGCGGGTATAACTCGGATTGTGTGTCCTTTCTATAGTAAGGCACCCGAGCGTTGGAGGGACAACTTCCTTCTTGGCAAGTCCCTTCTGATTGAGGCTGGAATTCACATAACGGAGTTATGTCTACCGACTTCTATACTTACGCCTACTTGAGAGAAGATAGAACCCCATACTACATTGGCAAAGGCAAAGGAACAAGGTGGAAAAAGCCTCATAGCGTGCCGATCCCACCAAAAGAAAGGGTTCTATTTTTGAAGACTAATCTTACAGAAGAAGAAGCCTTCAAACACGAAAAGTATATGATCTCCGTTTTTGGAAGAAAAGATCTGGGCACGGGGATTTTATGGAATTTTACTGATGGTGGGGAAGGGTCATCAGGATATCGTCATACTTCTGAGGCCAAACAAAAAATGGCTGATAAAAGAAGAGGAGGAAAAAGAACTAGCGGAAGCGACATTCTCTATGACTACCACACACCTGAACTCCAAAGAAAAAAGGGGCAAAAAAGGTGGGAAAGCTAGGTCACAACAGACCGACTTCCATGACCATCTAAGAAGGATGGGCAAAATCTCTGCCGAACGTAACAAAGAAACTACTAGAAAAAGGCTCATTGAGCGTAACACTGGCTGTTTTTGGTGGGTGAACGAAAAGGGAGAGACAAAAAAGCAAAAACATTCACCTGGAGAAAAATGGCAGAGGGGACGAAAATGGAAGTAAAGCAGTGCCCAGCTTGTGGGGCCAAATGGATCAACGGTCAATTATTCTGGGCGACAGGAAAGCCCGGGAGAGATATTGATCTGTCTGGACTGGTTTGCAATATGCTAGAAAGAGTCAATCCAGAAAAAGCACAGACTTGCATCAACCAATGCAAAGGCAACGAAGGAGGGGAGACTTGGAAGGGTCGTTTGGAGAAAATCAAGGAGGACCTAGACAAAGAAATGTGACAGTTCGCAAACTGGCACAAAGAGTTTACAAGGCTTCCTTTTTGTAGTATAATTATCTTATACAAACAAATTCACTACATGACAGTTGATCTTATCAAAGCAGCACAGTCCGGTTGCAAAAAGTCTCAATCTGAGATTGTGAAACAGTGGACTCCGCTTGTTTACAAGATCTCACGTAGTATGTATCGTTCCCCTCGTCCTGGGGTTTCTCTTGATGATGTTGCACAAGAGGGGATGTTTGGTTTGCTCAAAGCAATTGAAACCTACAACTTCAAGTATGCTTTCAGCACTTGGGCCTATCACCAAGTCCGTGGTAGCGTTGGTTCCTTCACTCGCAAAACATTCAAACATGTCCAGTATCCTATCAACATTGAGGATGCTGACCGTAAGTTCAATCTCGAAGACGATACGCAAGAGATAATTGTGCGTGACACTCTTCCTGAAAACTTGATCAATACTTTGATCAAAGAATGTGCAGGTGGTGAAAAGACTAAGCGTGCCCGCATTGTTCGTGACCGCTTTGGTCTAGACACTGAACAACTCGACACTGCTCAGTGTGTTGAGAAATACGGAATCAACCGATTTGCTGTCAGCACCCACTGCACAGCATTCAAAGCAAATGTAAGGAAAAAGTTTGGCCACCTGGCAGATTTTGTATGAACCACATGTATAGAGACGACACTTCGTTCATCTTCAAGATCTTTGACAACGACTGCCCAGTCTGTGCCGAAATGGCCCCGATTGAGATTGAAGTTACCGAGAAGTTCCATATCGGTTTCCCTAGGATCTCACTAGATCAGGCAGTCCACTATAAAGAAGTCTTCAACTACCTCTCGTTAAAAGTTGCTGAAGATGGATCCGTAGATCTCCCTGTTTACCTAAAGATAGATGACAATGGTTACCCAACCAGTCATCTCACTGGGAAGCAGACTCTAAGCTCTTTACTCAAACTCTTTTCGTCATGAGGAGGTTTACGATCAAAGAGTGGGAGGAAAGATTCGATGAGCTCTTCTCTCTCGTAGAAAATGGTGAGACCATTAGTGTCTTCACCGACGATGGGAGGGAGGCTGTGTTCGTTCCTTACGATCTTCACAAAGAACTTAATGACTAATCTCAAAAAATTTGCCCTGGTTTCCTTAGCTGTGTTAGCAGCAGGATGCGTAGGACAAGCAAAAACAGACCAAGCAGAAGCTCCCGTACAACCTACCACTCCCACTCTAATGGAGGAAGTGGAGGTAAAAGAAGTAGACCCTAGAATGGTGTGTGTCGGATGCACAAACTCAGAGCAAATCACTGTGGACTTCCTTTTTGATAGAGGAATCACAGAAACGAGAGCGATGTCGGTTGTGCTTGGTAATATCAAACAGGAGTCTAACTTCCATCCTAACATCTGTGAAGGTGGGGCAAGGGTGCCCTACGAAAAGTGCTGGACTGGTGGTTTTGGGATCATTCAGTGGACGACCACTGGGAGGTACGATGGTCTGGGACATTTTGCTAAGAGCTATGGTGGTAACCCCTCTGAGTTAAGAACTCAACTTCGTTACATGGTGAACGAGAAACAATGGATCGACATTGAGCCTTTCTTCATCAAAGGAGGACTGACTACACAACGATACATGGACTACGCCTACGACTGGTTGGGCTGGGGCATTTATGGTAACCGTGGGCGCTTCTCAGAGCAGTACCTCCAAAAACTCAAGGTCATCGCCTAAGTTTACACTGGTACACAGAGTCTATAATTACTCTGTTGGGCACGTAGCATAATGGCATACAAAAAACTCTCTAACTGTAAATACTGTGAAATGGCTTTTGAGGGGTTGAGCACTTCTCAAAGAGCTAATCACTCACGATGGTGTCACCTCAACCCTAAGTCTGAGGAATACAAACAAAAATCTATGAAGGCTATAGCAGCAATGCATAAGTCTAAAAAAGATTCTGGTAACACAAACCAATTCACAAAGGCCAAAAACCTTGGATTGCCGATTCCTGAAAATCCTCTGAAAGGAAGAAAAGTTGAAGGAAGACCTCACACAGAAGAAACAAAACAAAAGTTGAGAGAGAAAGCTTTAGCCTCTAGTCATAGAAGACTAAAGAGAAAAACTATTATGTACAACGGAGTCCTTTTAGACTCTTCTTGGGAACTGGAACTAGCAAAACGTTTAGACTCTATTGGGGTAAAATGGGTACGACCGGACCCCATAAAATGGACCGACTTAGAAGGAGTGGAGCACCATTACTTCCCTGACTTTTATCTCCCCGATAAAAAGATTTACCTAGATCCTAAAAATAGTTTTGCTTACGAAACACAAAAAGAAAAATGGAAGGTTTTACTCTCGGAGAGGGATGATATAATTATTTTGAGTTCTTTAGAGGAGTGCCTCAACTTCTCTATCTAGTTCATGGGGATGTGGTGAAACGGATATCACAAGACTCTTCTAAAGTTTTATTCCAGGTTCGAGTCCTGGCATCCCTGTTGGACTTTCGGGTCCAAGCCGTTCTAAGTAAACCAATGAAGATCAACATTTGGTACAGCGAACATGCCGGACAGTGGCGATGGACCCTGACGGACGAGTCAAAAGAGCCCATGCACATGGAGGCAGGGGATGCACCAACTGTTCGCAAAGCAATGAGTGATGTTGCCGCCACGGTCGAATATCTAATCGAACGTGACTCTTCAATACTTGAACCTACTGTTCATCAACCTTTTTCATAACAATGATCAAATCTCTGTTTGTTGCCGCTACCGCTATGGGAATGGCTGCTGCCCCTGCTTTGGCTGGTCCCTATGTGAACGTGGAAGCCAACTCTGGTTTCGTCGGTTCTGACTATCAAGGCACCGTGACTGACTTCCATGTCGGTTATGAAGGTGACTTGGGTGAGTCTGCTGGTTACTACGTACAAATGGGTCCTTCTCTGGTCACCCCCGACGACGGTGATGCTGACACCGTGTTCTCTGGCAAAACTGGCATCGGTGTGGACCTGAGCGAGAAGCTCTCTGTCTATGGTGAAGTGTCGTTCGCTACTGGCGCCAATGGTGCTGACAACGGATATGGCACCAAAGCTGGTGTGACGTACAGCTTCTGATGACTGACAGAGTGGTAGAGGCGATGCGCCTCCTCTTCACGGCCAAATGGAATATTCCTACGGCAGCACGTCATTGTGGGAAGAGCGAGGATGAGGTCAAAGATCTCTTTCGCCTCTATTGCTCTCTCAATCCACCAAACTACAACTCCCCCTCCTTGCAGCTAAATTTGTTGGGAGGGGAACCTACTATAATTTAATCATCCACCGGTTGCGGGTTTAGCAATCTGGTGAATGCACCGATCTCATAAATCGGCTAAGATGGGTCCGATTCCCATAACCCGCACTACACAGGCAATTCTATGACAGTCAATTGGGACTCCGAAAAACAAGCCAGGTTCATCATCTTTGAACAAGGCATTGACAGAGATTCATTTTCTGACCGGAGTAAACCAAACGACATCCATTTGGTCGACTACGTATTGAACGGCAGGGAATATTGTGACGCTGTTCGATCCTACAAAATGGTAGACATATTTGACGGCTACCATGATAAACTAAAGGCTGAGAATGATGGATCCAGAGTTCTTCGGATTACCTCTGGGCATGGCGACACAAATCCGAAACTATACAATGTGAAGAAGAAAGAATGAAAGAGAATAAGCCTTGGGGTGGGTTCGAAGTTTTGTTGGAAGAGCCCAACTACAAAGTGAAAAAGATCACACTGAACCCAAACAAACAAATCTCCTTACAGTACCACCTCGAAAGAGAAGAGTACTGGGTGATCGTTGGTGGTTACGGTAAAATCTACATTAACGGAGATAAGTGTGATCTAGAGCCGGGGATGATGTGGAACATCAGATCCCAGGAAGTCCATAGAGCAAGTGCTGGGCCTGAAGGTCTGGAATTCATCGAAGTCCAAACTGGCAAATGCTACGAAGAAGATATCGTCCGACTTGAAGATGATTACGGTCGAGCGAGTTTACCTAAATGACTCCCAACTATAATCAAAAAGTTTGAGGATTGGCAGAGCGGTTAATGCAGCGGTTTGCTAAACCGTGAGGGTAACACCTCCGTTGGTTCGAATCCAACATCCTCCGCCTGGGTTTGTAACTCAATGGTAGAGTACCGGGCTTTTAACCTGTTAGCTGTGGGTTCGAGTCCCACCAAACCCACTAGATAATCCACTTCCTTTATGGTATGATTGTCTTATCGGGAGATTAGCTCATTTGGTTAGAGCGCACGACTGATAATCGTGAGGTGCCTGGTTCGAGTCCAGGATTTCCCATCGGGTTTACTTCTGTGAACTCGAACTATAATAACCCTGGTTTCCAACTTCCAGATAAAGAGTTGGTGGCGAGCCTGCAAACCTGAAGAACAATCATGTCACTTCTCTCGATCCAAGACAAACAGATGACGATCACCGCTGTGGAGTACTTCCTCTCGACGTTGAAAACACAGAATGTAAAGGATGAGCAGAGGATTCAAGCCTACACTCAGTTGCTGTCGTGGCTTAAGATGGACTTGAGCAAACATATGATGTGAGCCTTCGGGCTCTTTTTGCCGGTGTAGCTCAGTTGGTAGAGCGCAGCTTTTGTAAAGCTGATGTCGCAGGATCGTGCCCTGTCACCGGCTCTTGCGAAATTGGTGTAGCGGTAACATCCCATTCTTCCAAATTGGTGT